CCGCCCCACACGGACACTTCCCCAAATTTGTCCGCCACACACGGACACTCACAGACACAGATGTCCACTGTACGCGAACAACGGACAAAATATTAGTGCAATATACACAACTATTACTGGAAATCAATCCAATAATTGTGCATATTGCACTATGAAAATCAGTTATTTTAGAACATTATGGACTCGTGTCCGTGTGTGAGAAACACATACAGGTGTATGTTTAGAACATTATGTTCTTGTGTCCGTGTGTGAGAAACACATACAGGGTTGATGTTTTCGAACATGTGTTTATAATTCTAAGTCGGTTGTTATAATGCTAATGTTAACATTAATGTTGGTTAACGTAGGGGTTTTAACTCCAATATAAATTTTTCCATTGCTGACACTTATTTTTGTTATTTCGTTGTCACCATTAACATCGAACCAACGGATACTTACAAAGTTATCGTCAAAATCACCATGTATAGTTTTATATCCCCCCGCAACACTTGTATCGGTTAAGTTAATATTTCTATACGTCAAGTGATACTGAAAGGGTTTGTCAATGAAATGGTTTATATTTTGTACGCATCCTTTTGCAATAAAACACCAATAAAATGTTGATTTAGTGCTTATACCCCCCGTCTGTTGATAACCTATTAATCGGATGAAATTAGAATAATCTGATATAGCTTTAAAGCTAAAAATATATACATCATCACATGGTGATGTTACAAAACTATTTTTATATCCGTACAATTTTTTTCTAGTTGTATCATCACCTAAAGCCGGATACATAAAGTTTGGATCGTCAAATTTTACTTTACATACACAAGTATAGATTTCACCTTTAGTCAATTTTTCATTGAGATATAATCTTGCTATATCATTGCTGTTGTTGATTGTAATATCACTATTAGACGCAATAACATCTATAACATTATTCATGCTCATAGGAAATCTAATAGCTAGAACGCACTGATTAAAATAATCGTTATCGTACCAACCAAACCTAGCACCCTCATCATCACGCACTTCGAATACACTATATACATTGTCTGTACGTTCGCCAGAATATACCGCTGTATGTTCAATTCTCAAGAATCTTTTTTCGTCTGTAGTTGAGCCTAAATCATAGCATAAAATATCACCTGCCATACAGTCCGATATGCTTTTAGGTACAAAAGCGAATCCCTTACTTATAGCATAAGGCGCTAACTGATGTGACCACCACTCGTTATCCGGGTTAGCCATTTTTTCAAGCAGATAATTGTCATGATAAAACCCGTCAATATACTTGTTGTATGTTGTGCTAAATTTAGAATTTTGATATTTCAGACCAAAAACTACAGCGCAAGCAAATTGTGAGCATGTCATACCCCAGCTACCATCCTCATTTCTAAGCGGTGTCCCAAAAATGCTAGAATGATTGTGTAAATATTTGATGTTCTGACCTACATAACTGTAAGCAATATCCCATATACCTCTAGGCACACCTGACGGTATTGAGCTGATCGCTGTAGGTATTTTTGGTATTAATGCCCGATAATCAGCAATTTTGTTATTGTCGAGTTTAAATGTGGTATATCCATCATTTTTATTATTTGAGCTATCCACAATATCAAAAATGGCAGATAATCCGGTGTCTGTAAAGTCGTTGTTTACTTTTTCATAAACGGTATTGTCACTGTTGAGGTTTTCATTTCTAATCGCTGTGCTATCCTGTAACACACTCAGAATTTTAGGAATATTTTCCCAAAATTCACCTTTACTGATTAAATCATCAATTTTATTATTGATTTCTTTCTGTAAATCTAAATTTTTAAAATAATTCTGTACATAACTTTTAAGATCGTCAAAAGCATCCTGTAATGTGTCAAAATTTTTCTGCATTGCTTTCCATTGTGCAATAACTTTGTTAAATTCATCTAAAAACCAATCCTGATTTAATTCGTGGAAATTAGTGTAAGGGCCTAAATTTTCCATACTCATATTATATTACCTCCTGTCAATATACCATTAGACAAAAATTCTCGATAAAACTTTCTGCAATTACATCATATAGATTGAAAACAACTAAATCTCTTTCGCTCTGTATCATCTGTTGTGACGTAGTAACACCAATGTTTCCATGCGCTCGTCCCGTTCTTGTATGCTTTCCAGTTCTTCCATCATTCACGTTTTCTTTTTCTGTGTTGGTAATACTGCCATTTTCTGTGGTATCTCCATCTGTGATCTGTTTTGCATGATCCGAAAGACCTGCGTTAAATGCAGTATTCTGATCTGTTATGTTAACGCTGTTCACTATTTCATTTGTGCTAGTGCTTTTTACTGTGTTATCTCTAGCACTGGAAGTTGTTTCATCGTCAGTATCTGCCCAGTCCTCCATACGATCATAATTTTCGATCGGATTATATTCAAGTACTGTCGTATCATATAACTTTTTCCAGTTAATCTGATACTTGTTACTCCATATAGCAATACGATTTTTCATATAAGTAAAATCGGGATATAAAATCTCCAGTTCCCTAGTTCTCATTAAAATCGCATCAATAGCAATCTGTTTCACAAGCCCATCAGGAACGTTGAACCCATCAAACAGTGTGTTGTCATAATTATATAAACCCTCAACTGTTAATAAACTCAATCGGGATCACCTCCAGTTGTTTCACGTGAAACATTTTTATTTGGGTTGTGCCTCCAATTTACACTTACCTCAACACCAAACATCTTTTTAACATCTGCGCAACTTTTCTTCCATCCGTCTAACCACATTTCCATTCTGGTTGACGTTTCTACGTCATTGCTCTCAGCTTCGGAAGATATCATTCTCTCTTTTTTATCCGATCTGGTAGAGGGAATACCAATTTCAGTGCAAAACAATTCTTCTAATCTCCGTAATGTGTCCAGAACATCACCCGCAATATAATTCTGTCGTAAGTTATTAACAAAATAATCCCACGGTTCTTCCGTCTGATCCCCTCTCTGTATTCTCAGTTTTTCGTCATAGAAAACAGCTAATTCGCCTCTCATGACCTGATCCATGACTTTTTTCAGACTTTCTGCTCCCGCTTTATTCCTTGCTCTGAATACATACGCAAGCTTGCTGTTCATTACGTTCATGTCAAGAGATTCCATAGCAATAGCCATTTCATTTGCATATCTTCCTACTAAATCCATGATCCCGCCATAATCGGCAGTACACTTGAAAAGAACACACTGTTCTCCAATAACAGGCTCGATCACACCTTTTAACAACGGGTTACTAATCACAGCCTGTGCCGGTCGGTAGAAAACATTGTACCCCTTGAGCGTGCACCCTTGAGGAATTACACCAAACTTGTCTGTATTGATGATAGCAACTGTGCCCCAACAATATAAACAGTACAAAAAATAATCTATATCCCAGTTATCCGGTACTTCCCATTTCATCACAGATATAGATTTTTGCAATAAATACCTCTGAAAATACCAAAACAACTGAGTATTTTTGCAATGGTTAGTACTCGGGCTTATGCTACTATTATACTGATTGATATAATTATACATCACAGGAGCACCAACACCTATATCACATCCAAACATATATTCACCTCCTACAAATTATTAAAATAATCAAACCACGCTCTAGCATATCCGGCACGTTCCTGATGTATACTAGCAGGTCTTTCATAGTTTGCCTGAAACGCAAGTGCCAGGTATCCAGCATCCTGTGTGCTAACACTCCACTCTCTCCAACTCAAGGGGTATGCACTTGTGCTATACCATTGTGGTTCAATACCCCAGTTTTTAATTCCTGAACTCTGATGAAATTCAGCAAAAATAACACTCAACTGTTTCTGACCGTCATACCAATCATCGTGATTTCCGTATAATACATCAAGAACATTATACAGATCAGTCGGCGGTGTCCACTGCACAAGCCCATGTCCAGTACCACCAATTTCAATTAATGCAGGGTTAAATGTACTTTCCTGTTGAATATTTCCGCAAAGTCCGGCAATAGCATTTACACTCCACCCCTGAGATTTAAAATAATTTAAAATCACAGTTGCGTTATTTATGGCTTTTTCATTGTTTCCGCACAGGTTAGCTGTGGGATCTCCAAAATACTCACTGTTTCCGCCAACCTGCCAATCACCACCAGAGAAAGGCCAACGGTAACAATGTGTATAATGTGTACCGCTCTGTATATCATATGTATTAATACTAACCTGATCCGGCAGAGGTTTTTTAGAAGTATGCGCTCCCATAGTATGACCGCCATTGTCTAGGTCATGAACAATTTCTGTATGTAGGTGTTCACTGCTATTAATAACAAGAATATCTCCTACGTGAAAATCAAAAGTCGCAAAGTCTGTTATTATAATTTCCTCAAAACCCAGACTTTTTAAAATTCCGCCCATTGTGTAAGTTGTAAAAGGCCATGCACTCAAATTGATCTCATATCCTGCGTGACCCAAACCATACCACACAAAAGAGGAACAATCGTAGTATGTTATACCATTAACTGTACGCTCGTTTCTGTAGTCCCGTGAATAACCAACCGCAGGATCGTTACATTTTTCTATCCACCAATTCATTGCCTGCAATATTAATCCACCGATCCCCCCTGCTCCGCCAGAGCCCCATGGATTCTGTCCTGAGTTAGCACTTGTCATAAGCGCAACGAACATTGAAATATTGCTTGCAGGAAAGCTACGCATAATATACACCCCCCTCAAGAAACTGCTTGATTTGTTCTTTTTCGTTTCGGGTTGCTCCAGGCACATTAATCGAACCATTTTCGACAACATAATACCCAACGCCTAACTCCTGCATTGTGCCATTTTTCATATAAGGTCTGCCATTATCTGCCCGATCTTCGTCTGTGATTTTATAGAATGTTTCAATAACGAAAGGTATACGCGCAATAGATAACAACGTACCATTGACACCTCTTGTATGCACATCGGGTATTGCACTCTCAACTGCATTTGCAACTCCTGACGCACTTCCCAAAAAATTGCCAGAAAACAGATTTCCGATGCTACTTAATAAACTACTTCCACTTTCGATGATATTCGCTCGTAAGTCACTCACCTGTATGTTAACTCCAACTTGTGAATACCCAGTATACAGTGTAACGCCTCCTGCACTTACTGACATAACACCAACTCCGCTCATACAGTCAATAGTTTCGCTGACTGTTACGCTTTCAGCACTTGCAACTTTTCCACCATCAACCTCGAATGTTCCCCAGGGATCGATAGTTAATTGAATCCTACGAAACGGAGAAGCATTTAAAAATGTTCCACGTGCAACCTGCGGATGCTGAGAAATCGGCATATCAAAAGATCTGCTATAAAAAGGCTTATTACCCAATTTTAACGCAGTTACATCACAAGACCAAAAACCAAACTTAACCTCTGAAACCTGCGTACTTCCTGCACCAACATTTTCACAAGGAAACCACATAACACTTGTCAGATATTGAAACGGATTGAATAAGCATTTCAGTAAACTGTCTGTGATCTGCTGACCTGAGATGTTCGCCCAATCGAGAGTAGAAAATATCTTTGAGCAAAAATCTGCAAAATTAGTGGGAATAAAAGCATAGAAATTTGTAAGTCCATCCTCTCCCACAATGCCACAAACAAAATACCCCTGATTTAAACCATACTCAGCCACCGGAAATAAACCATCATTAACAACTGTTCTTTTCTTAACTGGTGTCGACAATGTTGGATATAACGTATCCATCACATCCCCATCAAAATTTGTGGAACTCCGAATAAAAAACAAGTTACTTGCCTGTATTGTATCACGATACGTGGCTAACACATCCACAACGCAATGTGCAATCCATGTATTGTTTCTATACTCCCAATCCTCAACCCAGTATGATCGATTAAATTCTACAATCTCACAGTAATTCCATGACGGAGCACTGCCTCCATTTCTTAGTATGATCTGTGGATTTTCAATAGAACAAGGTTCATTAATATTACAGGAAACGGCGGTAACATCACCGCCGACAACTACTGTAGAATTAACTCTTTTACTTGCTGTCTTAAAATTGACTGTTACCGCCATTTAATTCCTCCTATTCCAGAACAAATACAAGCCCGTTCTCCGTCATATCATTCCAGTATCTATCTGTGAAATGGTAGTAAATATTCCAGTAACCCCCAGCACTATTGAAAGGCGTTGTGCTACTCCACTGTTTGATCGTAGTGAGTCCCATAGCCTCCTCGTCAAATAGTACTGCAAAAATATTGCTCATAACCTGAGCTTCACCCTGTTCCACACTTCCGTCCGGTTTCATGTAACTCGGTGTAACATTAATTCCCATCGGACTCTCAAGTGTCTGCCAGAAATTAACCTTTTCATTGGTTGCAATCTTGAGGTACTGGTCATGAAACGTGTTACTCAGAACCGTAGTATCCGCAGTATGCAGATCTGGGCTGAACATCATAATGTTCTGCATACGAAGTGGTGTATGTCTTGAGATCTCTTTTCCAGTGATGTTAGCATGGAATCGTGTCGATCTCTCAGTGAAGAAATCCATGTATGTCATGATCTTCGCACACGCCCAACGGTAAAAATTCGGGAAGTTGTCCGCTTTCCTGATATCGTCAGCGGTGAACGTGCTTCCGTTCTCGTCATTATACATGGTAAGCAACTTAACAACATGCTCTCCGGTATAACCCTCTGTTGATGCCGTAACGCCTGTCTGCCAGATATTTTTTGCTCCGATATAGTTCGCAACGCACGCCCTTGCCATGCTCTCATGTGCCTGTTCGATCATGTCCATAGTATTCTGAGTGTACATGGAAATGAACTGACCAAACTCGTCAGGATTGCGAAACGCCTGATCTAACTGATCTCTGAAATAAGTCCTGTGTCTCTGGAATACCTGACCGCCGTAAAAATTAGTCTGTAAAACTTTACCTTTTTTGATCTTGTACATATCAACTGCGGTATCATCTTTTAACGGCTGTCTCTGATCGTTTTCCCAATCATCGTCTAACATCCCCAACTTACGCACATGGTTTCCCCACTGCTGTGTAGTTCTTCTCAGCCCCTTAAATTTAGCATTGTAAGGTCTTACAGAAAAAATCGTCCTGTCTAACACCTGAGAAATGCTGTTCATGATCCTGTCATTTCCGACAAGTAACGCTGTCTGCGCCTGTGCTACGAACGAGCTTGTGTCCGTTGCTTTCATAGTTTCAACGCCTGTGGCCTGTTTAACGATATCATTCAGCACTGTGCTGATCTGATCGAAACTTAATGTATTCGCCATTATTTTTCACCCCCTGTCAATCCATCATAGTTTGGCGGATTGATAATGCTTGCTATAGCATCTTCTGTTGTAACCTGTTTGGGAACTGTGTTCTGCATCAGATTAACGTTGTTACTCTGTACCGCACTTGTGAGACTTTTCAGAGCATTCAGAACATCATTCTGTTCACTGATCTGCTGAATCTGCTGTGTCTGCGGATATGCCTGTGCCTGTGGCTGTGCCTGTGCCTGTGCCTGTGGAAACATCTGTGGAAACTGCTGTGCATATCCCTGTACACCCTGCACCGGTGTCTGTGAATGCTGATAGTTCTGTGGATAGAACTGTGGCTGTGGCTGTGGCTGTGGCTGTGGCTGTGGCTGTGGCTGTGGCGTGGCAGTGGCTTGAAAAAGTGTTC